ATGCAGTATTCACGTTAAGCGTGTTACCTGTCTTGCTCATGCCAGTACCAGCAGTAACCTGACCAGCACCAGAGAATTGAGCAAAGGTAATTGGCGTAGTGCCTAAAGTACCACCCGCTACAATAGTACAGATAAAGCCATTATTAGCGTTTACTGTACCGCCTTCAACAAAGGTGTAAGCAGCAACCAACTCAGCATAAGTGTCAGCGTCAGTTGTTCTAGTCCATGAACCAGATGCACATAAGTAGATACCATTGTCGGTAGTTGTAGTCTGGTCTTTAACCAATACTCGGTCACCTGCAATAACAGAAACTCCGTCTATGGTCTGTGCGCCAGATAACGTAAGGTTTGCAGTAGAAGCAGCAACCACAGACGCTTTAGCATCAATACCTTGGGCAATAGCATCTACATAAGACTTAGTTACCGCATCAGCATCAGCCGTAGGAGTACCAAGACCTGTAATCTTGTTTGTACCCATAGCGATAGCACCAGACATAGTGCCACCAGAAAGATTCAACTTTAAATTGTCAGCAGTATCTACATAACCTTTAGTCGCTGCATCAGATGCGTTAACAGGTGTAGCCAATCCTGTGATTGTTCCTACTGTCCCAGAAGACATATCCAATGTGCCATCAATCGTGACATTATTGAATGTAGAAGTTCCAGAGGCAGCCGTTACGTTACCAGTAACATTACCTGTCAAGTTACCTGTGACATTACCTGTTACAGCACCTGTGTGTGTACCAGTTGTGTTACCAGTTACGTTACCTGTCAAACCGCCCACAAAGCCTGTGGAGGCAGTTACTGTCGTTCCTGTGATTGCTTGGGCAGATGAGCCACCAATAACCGCACCATTGATTGTTCCACCAGTAATAGTGGCAGACGATGATGTGAGTGGGCCTGACACGCCAGCAGTAGCCGTTAAAGTGCCTGTCAGAGTGGATGTGCCAGTAACAGATAAGTTACCACCTACAGTTACGCTATCACCAGCAGAACCATCTTGAAAGTTCTTCAACTGAGCCATCAATGTACGAATAGCATTGTTGACCAAAGATGGGGCCATACCCTCCGCTAAGTTAATACTGTTAATGTCAGTATTGCTATTAGCGGTACTGCTGTATTCTGAAATCTTGGTGCGAGCCATTATTTATTCCTCAATAAAAGACCATGTGTAGCCATATGCGTGTGAGCATCCGCCATTTATATTTTTGCGTATATTATTTCTTGCGCTTGAGTCTTTACCAATTGACCTAGCAGCTTCCGCAAGCGATAAATAAACAGTTCCAGTTGTTAAACATTTTACTTTCTTGCCACGCAAATGACCAACTTTTAAATGGCTTTCAGACATTTTTTTTCGAGTGTCATCATTGTGGTTTTTCCCATACATATGGTGATTTTCACCAGCACGACATGACATTACTTGAGCAAGTTTCTTTTTAACTTCGTCTGTATGTTTTTTTCCATACATAGGAGCAAATTCACCACGCCTTTGCTTTGGATATGAAGTTGAAAATCCAACTCCGCCATCAGCCATATTCATACACAAGTCAGGCCAACATTCTTTTGTTGCAACAATAATTTCATATTCTTGTTTGTATGCTTCTTCTTCTGTTTCACAAGATTTAACTATTCTTGTAAACAACTTACTGTTAGCTTTTTTTGCTCTTTTAACCCACACACCTGAACCACAATAATTGTCGTTCAAATTTTTGGTGCTATGCTTTCCAATATAGAACTTTCCATTCTCTATATTTGTAGTGACATAGACTAAGTGGTGCATCATTAGTCCTTATTGGATACCCAAAAGATTACGCTGTTCTTGGTCTAAATCTTCCATAGACAATAGACCTCTAGCTGTTGTTGGTGTCACAGCCCTAAATGGACTACCGATTGTTTGTGGAACTCCACCAGTACGCATCATGTTAGTCAAGTCCTCCACGCTACCTCTACGCATATTTGTAGCCAATCCACGAGAGCCAGCAGCACCAATAGTTAAAGGAATTCCAATCATAGGTGCTAGTGCTGTAGCCCCAACACTAAGACCAACTGGAACAACACCAGTAGGTGCAAAGCGTCCAAAGAACTTCAACATATTCTGAACACTGCCACCCTTGGCAGCTTGCTCAATAGCGTTCTGTTCAGTCTTAGTAAACACTCGCATTTTCTTGTCATTCTTAGCAAGTTGACGCAATTGTTTAGCAAGTGAGTTTTCTTCACCAGACTGAGTAAATTTACTTTTGTCTAGTTTAGCTTCGTTAAGCATATCCTCAAAGACTTCAGACTTCTTCATTTTTGAATAAGCATTACGAGCCTCAGACCATAACTGAGTTGCGTTTTTCATATCCCCAGAAATAATTGATTCTTTAGGGACAGTCATTAAGTAGTTATCGTATTCATCTAAAAGAATAGATGCCATTCGTCTTTCTTCTGGCTCAATACTTTTTTGACCAGCACGAATCATCTTGCGTAATGCTTGAAGTTCAGTCCAATCTTTAGGTTGAGCAGTAGATGTAAGTTGGTTAATTGCGCCAGCTACTTTGGGGAAAATTTCAGGTGCATAACCTTCTTCTCTAAGACCTTTTGCAATCTTATCCATTGAGTCAACAAACTCATCAGATTTTAATTGAACACCAGATTGTTTTAATTGGTCATATCTGTCTGTTGCAATTCTGTCTAATGCTTGAGAAGACAAAGCCTCTTGTTTTTGAGGACGCTTAACGCTACCAGCAGCACCTGTTGCTAATGTAGTAGCTGCGCCATACAAAGGATTGCCAGTAGCCTCTGTTACTGTTTGACCAGACATAACAGCAGTAGGAGTCACAATCGCTTGCGTCTTAGGGGCTACAGCAAGTTGCTCTGTAACTCCACGAGTAACAGGAGATGTAGCAGTTGTAGATGCTTTAATCAAAGCAGGGATAGTTCTAGCCACCCCTGTCATTGCCTCTAATCCACCGCCAACAACACGCTCAGTTGGTGTTTGTGTCTCTGGTGCAGCAGGTACACCAGAACGAGTCATCAAGTTTTGAATTGCTTGAGATGCAGGAATCAGTCTCTTATCAGTAAATGGAGAAGCAATTACATTTAATAGCGCATTGACTGCATCAGCAGCAGGGACAGCCATTGAGCCAACAAGCGCACCTAATGGGCCACCATAAGAGCCAATCTGTGCGCCAGCCAAAGTAGGTGCTACAGCACGATAGACCAAACCTGCGCCACGCTCAAATGATTCTTTAAGTGTTGGAGACTTAGGCTGACCTTGATTAAGAACAGCTAAACCCGCATCGGAAACTTTAGTTAAGTCTCCTGATTGCAAAGCCAACAGGTCGCTATCAGATAATTGAGTTAAGTCCATTATCCACCGCCTTTTTTGCGTCTTTCAATTTCTGCTTGAATAGCATCTTGACTTGGCAGTCCATCAGTTGTAGCAGGGGCAGTTGGCAATTTAGGTATTGGCGCAGTAATTTGACCTGCCGCACGACCAGAAGCAACTTCAGCAGATTTAAGCAAGTTATTAAGACGCTCTTGTTTTGTTTTAATCTGTGCTGGCTTGTCTTCTAATTGTGGGAAGTAAGCCCTTCTATAACTTTCTAATTGTTCACGAGTGTATGCCGCACCAGTTCCCAAAGTTAAAGCAGCATCAAGAATATCTAATTGCGCTGCCTCAACAATTTGTCGTTTTTCTGTAGTTAGTTTGTTTGGCAAAAAGTCTGTGCGTGACACAAAACGAGCAATCTCTGCTGTCGTGCTTGGCATAGCCGCTTTAGGGTCAGCACCAATAGCTTCATTCATTTGTCCAACGCTGAAATTCAATCTGCTTGCAAGAACGGCTGATTTACGCTCACCTTCCGATGGCATATTGATTGTTGTGGTTGGACGCCTTTGCTCTTGTAACTGAATGTATGCTGCCTGTTGATTTTTAGGCAATTTCATAAAGTCTTGAAACTCTTTAATAGATGCAGCAGGTGCATCAGGTGCGGTATAAAGAACACGCATATCGTCTTTATCAAGAACAACATTTCCAACAGTTACAGTATCACGCTTCTTATTTCCAGCCACCAATTTTGGAGGCATACCAGCAGAAATCTCATAAAGCGCACCATTAACTTCTTTGTATTCTGGTTGCATTGCTTTCTGAGATGCAACTAACTCGCCTAGTGCTTTGCGTCCTTCAGCAGAACCCATCAATTGAGGAATTGCTTTTTGCAAATCAAAGCCACCAGCAGTCATGCCTTCGCCTACTTGCTGACCCATTATGTCTTCGCCATAAATCTCTTGAGGCTTGGTTACAGCACCTTGGATAACACCTTGAATTCGTTGTTGTTCAGCTAGTTGTTGTTGCTCTAACTTACGCTTACGAATCATGTCAGCTAACTGGACATTCTGTAACTGGCTTTGCAATGTGTCTTGCATACCACCACGATAGGCTTGCTGACCACGTTGCAATCCCTCAACAATAGACTGACCAGTATTCCCACCTTGGAATAAACGCCCTGCTAGGGCATACAAGGCTTGTGCTTGTGCATCGTCACGATTACGAGAAATGTTCTCTGGAGACATACCGAGCAGACCCATTGTGTCTGCACCGCCTGTACCGAAAATGTCTAATAGTCCAGCCATATTTAATCCCACCAGTTAGAGCCAAGAGCAGGGTAATTAGCGTCAATAGTTCCCATGTTTGTGTTTGTTGGAGTAGAACTAAATGGATTTAGCCAACTAGGAGAACCTAGATTCTTGTAAATAGCAGCACCAGTAGCAGCAGTACCCAATACCTTTTGCAAGGTAGAAGTATCAGCAGCACCACTAGCCGTAGTAGAACCTACTCGTCCTAATGGGTTGCCATATACTAATGACATATAGTTCTGCAAGTTCTGCTGTGGCTGGTTTTGCAAGAAGTTAAAACGCTGAATATCAGCACCCAACTGTTGACCTTGGTAACCTTCACGCAACTGACCAGCTTGCAACAACTGGTTAATGTCTTGGTAATCAGCCATAGCCAACTGAGGGGCTGCACCGATAGCTTGTTGCTGACGCTGACGCTCTGCCTCGTAGTTCTGATAAGCCAACTGACCTGCTGTGTTAGTCAATGCTTGAGCATACTGACCAGACGCTCTATCTTGTAGGTTACCCATAGCACCAGAGCCGTAACGCCCTGCCAAACTAGCTTTAGAAGCAATATTTCCTAATGTGTCTTTAAACTGAGTCTGAGCAGCTTGTGCTGCTGGCGCAAATGCGCCTTGGAAGAATGGATTACCACCTAGATAAGCACCGCCTAAAGTTCCCTGCACCTGCTGTTGAGCAAGTCCAAGCAAAGGATTACCCGCTAAAGCACGAGTTTCTAGGGCTTGAACGCCAGCTTGTGTAGTTTGCGAGGGTGCTACAAAGGTTTCGCCTGTGTAGTATTGTGGGCCACCAGCTTGGTAAAGCCCTGCACCCTGTTGCAGACCATACGTTAAATATGGGGCAATCGTTGGGTCAATAGTGGTTTTGGTTTCGGTTACCATCTTTTACTCCTAGAGTTTCGGATTCCAAGATGGGTCATCCACGGAATCATTATACATAAATTATCAAAATCAACCAATAAGTGCATACGCATATTTCATATCAAAGTTATGACTTCTGTGCGTTAAAGTCGCAGTTCCCTGCCCTCTAGCGGATACAAACAAATGCGTCAACTCGTCTGCCCCTTTGTCATTTAGGGGGCTTAAAAGAATCACAGTGGTTGGCCCTATCCTTCTGTCTGTCAATGTCGTAGTAGTTGAAGACTGAGTAAGAGTAATCTCACCTGTGTTATTGGTCTTTCCGTCCATGATGCCACGGACAACTTCAGCCACAGCCCTCTGGTCACCACCAAAAGCAGGTAGGCTTCTAAACATCAGCGCACACCCTGACCAGCTACATCAACATCTACAGCAACAGCGTTTTTCCAATCTGCGCCAGTAGGGTTAACTTGGATACGATGGTAACGCCCTGCGCTACGCAAAGAAACCCTGTTCTCTGAGTCAGCAGCTACTGGAGTCCCAAAGGTAACGTCTTGGCTTAACAATGTGCGAGAAGCCACAGCAACTGTTGCTGAACCATTATCTACTAATGGACGAGCCAAAGTGACCACGGATGGCCCACCCAAATCAATGTCTCCAGTAGCAATCCTACCTGTAAGGGGCTGACCTGTGTATGTAAAAACCTTTGCGCCTAGCGTACCGCCAAGGAAGTATTTACCACCCACATAAAGTCGTGAGTCTAAACTTGTTGTCAATGCGTCAATAGAGCCTGAGATACTATCCAATTGCTCTAGCGTTACAGCAGTCGTAGATGCCTCAGACAAGAAGTCCGTACCTGCGTCTGCATAAGTCCATCTCTTTGTAGCAAAGTTGTAAATGATTAGTTTACGATTTCCACTTGTATCTACATAATTCCAAATCACTAATTTACGAATCGGGTCAACAGCAGCAGACATGGAGTTATAGTCGGATTCTGATGCGTCATCAATAAAGAATCGGTCAACCTTCTCACTTCCAATTGGCACTACTTGCTGACCATCACACATATAGAAGCCATCGTCCGATAGGAAGAATGTAACTCCTTGGTACTGAGCAATAGAGCCAGCAACCATACATCCCTTGTTACGAGAGATATTGTCAAACTGGAATATAAACGGAGTGCCAACATAGGTCATTCGGCTAATGGCTCTTTCTAAGAACACCAAGCCAAACTCACCACCACGGATTCCTACAATCTGTCCACCATCAGGAATATCCTGATAATCAGACTGAGTGTTTACATTTTCTACCCAATCTGTCTCATCGTTAATTGCTGACCATCTCACACGATACTGTTGTTGTGTCGTTTCTAACGTATTAGCGCAAACAACAAAGTCACGCACTACAGTAATAAATTTAGCTATCGGTGCAGATGCACTTAAATTAGCAAAAGACGTAGATGTTCCTAGCGTCCATGCCTGCAATACGTCAGCGTTATTAGTTGTTATTACTCGTGTACCAAACTGAGTAAATCTAACCCTATCGTTAATGCCAGTTGTCATTCCTGTTTTAACTTGGGTCAATGCGCCTACGCCATCTACTGTAAAAATCTTAGATGCACCAGAAGTAAACAACTGAGTCGTAGAGTCTGGATTCTTGGCAGCGTACAAAGACACTAGGTCTTCAGCAGCAGTAGCAGAGAACGCTACAGCACTAGGGAAAGGCCCATAACCCACAGCCTGAGAAACCACGTTCTTAGCGTCAGTCAATGCGCCAGAGATACCTGATTGGTCAGGCATCCACTCACCTAGTTGAATTCTTTGTGTAGGCATATCAGATGTATGTGTTACGCATTGCTATTGGAACGCCAGAGAACTGACCCTTCTCATCAGAACGAGTCAAAGAACCCATAGCCCTGTCAAACATAGTTCCCCATGTATTGATTCGAGCATCGTTCATCAAGTAAGGCTCTGCCTCAAGCAAAGCTGCATACAAAAGCAAGTCAGGACAAGTCACCAAGAACGCATTGCTTGTGTTTGCATCACTTAGAAAAGTTGGCGCAGCAGAGTAAACAAGATTCAATGTGTAGTTGCTATCAGGGATAGGTGCTAACTTAAATGTCGTTGCCAATACTGTGTAATCCAATGGCTTACCTGCGTCCATGCTTCGTGAGTTACGAGAGAACAAAGACGGAGATTCGTAGTTCAATGGAAATACTGGATTACCATTAACCACGAAATCTTTTACTTCCAAGAAGTCAGAGGGGATAGTGACTGTTGCTGTTCCTGATGTGCAGGTTAGCGTTACTGAGGTTAGCATCTGACGAATACGCAAGTCTCTGCGTAAGCGTACTTCTGCCAAACGGATAAAGTCAGGAATCTGAGTCGTTAGGTCTGAACGAGCCAAGTATTCTGCAATAGTTGTCTGTAGTTCAGCATAGGTAGTAAAACTCATACAACTCCTGTTCTAGTGCGCCATGCACGATTCATTGGGTCATTTAACCAAGCAGCAAAACGCTTGTCATCCAGAACAGCATAGCCACGCATGATTCCAGCTTTGTTCAAGTCATCAATGACTGTCAAAGGAATAGACGCAACCTTATTGCCAAACAATTGGTCTGACCATCTTGCTCTCTCGTCATACGAGTTATATTCTTTTTTATTCTGCTCAACAATGTCAGTAACATCCTGACGAGTCTGAATAACGATACCGCCCTCACCATCAGCGTGAACAGCAGTTTGTCTAAAATTGTTAGGATTTTGCATAGCCTAATTCTATCAGTTTGAGTAGAAAAGAAAATGCCCCAGAGTTTGAAGTCTGAGGCATTTTTTGGGTTACACCAGATTAAGGAGTAATGTCGGCAATGATGCCATGTGCGCCTTGGTTTTTAACTTCCAAGGTGTACTCAGCCAACAACTGTGTGGATTCGTTGTCGCCAGTTACAGCCAACTCGTTGGTCTGGAAAGGACGCAAGTAAGCTACAGCAGCCATGTCAGGGTCAACGATAAACGCAACATCATCACATGAGTTAGTGGAGGTCATAAATCTGTTCGGAACAACGGAAATTGAACCGAAGTCGCTCAAATAAACATCGGCCGCTGAAATGATAGTCGTAGGCGAATTGCTAGGGGCCATGAAACGCTGTGCAGCAATACCTGTGAAAGTGGAAACCAACTGCTTGTGAGCAGGGTTGACCATCAACACTTTAGGATTGCCACCAGAAGCGTAAACTTCACGAACAACAACTTTCAAAATGTCTTCTGTGAAAGTGCGGTTTGTGCCGTTTGTACGAGCAGTAGTTCCCAAGTCACCAGCCACGCCAGAAGTACCGCCATCATAGTTAGAATTCAACCATGCTTGCAGACCACCCAATTTACGAGCAGTAGAAGAATCACCATTGGCAGCAATCTGGTTGCTCAACAGGGAAGTCTCCATGTCCCGCTTAATTTCGGCCGATGCTTTGGCCAATTGATAGGCTTTTTCTGATTTTCGGCCTGCTTTATCCACGCTCTGCAAAGTGCCAGAAATCTTGATAGTCTTCTGTGCAATCTGAGTGCGGTTTCCTACACGAGTTGTAGGAGACATAGTGGCATCAGATGCCGTGGCCCCTTCAACAGTGAAGTTCGTTAAAACCGCAGCCGAAAGTGAGTCCGTTTGCCACTCATGCAAAACAGCCGTAGCTTTAGTCTTGCCGATAGACGACATAAATGGGACATCTGTTGGTGAAATCGAGTAGATAACATCCGAAAGGTCTTCACGCATACCGATTGCGGTATATGTTTGATAGGTAGCCATAATTTAATACTCCAAAATTTATAAAAATCGTTCAAATGCTCTGGCAGCGTCTGAGACTTTTCCTGTCTCACGCAACCTTTGCATTGCCTGTTTGTCTTGTGAAGACTTAGCTTGGGGAACTGAAGTACCAGAACGCATCATCTTAGGGGCAGACTGGAGTTTTTTATTCAACTCTGGTTTGCTCTTTTGAAGTTGCTCATACTTCATTGCCTTATACAAGGTCTGCACAGCACGACTGTCATACACGGAACTAAGTTCTTGGTCAGTCCATCCAACAGATTTCGCATAGTCACGGATTTGCTTCCGTACCGCATCACCCTGTGGTGTCGCTAACTCAGGAATCAGACTAACTAGCTTTTCAGATTCTGTTCGTAAGTGCGCTTGCAGTTGGGATTGTTGCTCTGCTTGTTGCTGTTGGGCAATGCGTTGCTGTTCATTCCTCACTACTGCTAACTGCTTCTCACGCTGGCTCTGTTCAGCTACCGCTACCGCATAACCGATAGGGTCTGTTTCCTTTAAAACTTCTAAGTCCACACCCTGATGTTGCTGCGTAAGGAAGCTATCCAACGCTTGCAACTTCTGAGCGTATGCCTGTCGCTCTTGTTTAACATACTCTAAGTGACTACGTTCAGCTTCAATCGCCTTACGTTGTTCAGCTAGAGCCTGAGACTTTTTAGTGTAGTCCGTACCTTGTTGATAGCCCTTGATAAGTTCGTCTAGTTCTACTTCGACTTCCTCACCAGATGCCTTGACTTTATATCTAGGCTTTGGCTCGTCAGATTCCTCTGCGTACTCAACTTCATCAGTCTCTTGTTGGTACTCTGGTTGACCTTCGGTTTGGCCTTGTTCGGCTTCCTCAGATTCACCCATCATGCCTTCAAACGCTGAAGCAGCTTGGTTTACATCTAGGCTTTCACTCCCTTGAGGGTTGGTGTTTTCCATTTGTCATCTCAATAATCGCCAGAAACCTTCTGGACGGAGGGTAGCTTTTAGGCTACAGAATTTTCCACTTCTTCTCTCTAATCACAGTTTCCGAGGCTAAACCTTCTAGGTGTCCTGTAATTAGTTCAATAGACTTAATGTGCCGATAAGCGTCTTCACGCCTATCACATTCTTCTGCACTTGTGTTAATTATCACACTAATCTGTTCGTTTTTCAAGTTATTTAATACTTCTTTGAAAAAGTCATCATTTAGTAAGTTTTTAGCCCATTGAGCCAAGATGTGTTTGTCGTTATTCTGCAAGGATAGCCCTGTTCCAATAGTTTAAGTTAGGATTACCACCACCGCCACCAGCCACAGGAGTAAACAAGTTAAAGTAACTGTTACCCCTAGCAGTAGATAAGTCAGTTATTGGGTTGTAGGTAGAAGTTCCACCGCTAGACATAGAGTTTATTGTGGCAATGGCCTCTTGGTCACCAAGTTCAGCCAATACTCTTAAAGTATTTGCGTCCATAGTGTCGTAGGCTATTCCAGCCCTTTTTCTACTTTCATCCATAGTTTTTGCAAGGTTAGTTGCGCCTAGTAATCCATACTCAGAAAGAGAGCCTTCTGGTGCGTTTAGCAAGCCATTAACAATGTCGCCTAGTGTGTAACCAGTTAGGTTTCCAGAGATGCTGTTAACAAGGCTTAATGTTGGGTTTGTAAGCCCAAGCAAAGCGTTAACTGTCATTGGCGTATTGTCTGAAGCCAAGCCTAAACCTGCTGCTAAAACATTCCCTGCTGGCCCTGCTGCCAACATTGCTATCTTTGACCCCAAGTTAATAACATCTTGCTCTGTACGAATATCAGCAGCAGAACCAATTAGGTTTAGCGCAATAGCTGTTTTAACTAGGTCTGAATTACCTGCTAAAGCAGCTATCGGTGCTATTGTCCCTGCAACATTAGCTACGTCTGTTCCTGTGACATTAGTCCCAAATAAGCCTCTGTTCGTTGTGTCGCCAGTTATGCCTGTAGTACCAGTATTGGTAAAGTCATTGTTATAAACAAGCGTACCTGATAAGTCTCTACCACCACCCAAACCTGTGTTTGCGGTTTCTGTTCCTAGATTTATTACGCCAGAATCTAGGCTTGCTGCTGCATCTGGATTCTTAATCGAGCCACCTAAGTTGATAGATGGAGGCAATGTTCTAGGTTGAGCCTGTAATAACGAGCCATAAGCAATTCTTGGCTGGTCTGGTACTAATGTACCCATTGAGTCTAGCAATGACCTTGTAGGGGCAAACTGCGTCTGTGGACGATACTGGCTTTGGATACCAGAAACAATGTCCTCATAAGTAGCACTCTGAGGATTGCTTCCACCAACTAAGCTAACCAGTTCTTGATAGTTCATGGTTATTTACCAATCATGCTTAACACGTTATTCAATGATGGCGTACCAGTTGTTGCAGTTGGGAACATACCTGCTATTTGTGGACGAGATGTAATGTAAGCAATATCAGCAGGGGATGCACCATAGTTACGCAAGTCAGTAGTTGTTAAGCCTTTTAACAAATTAGCAACATCACCATAATTACCAGAAGTCTCTGCTGCTCTCCAAGCGTCCATCAAGTTAACTGGCGCAGTAACAGTAGCTGTTGGTCTAACTGTTGGGTTAGTAATAGCTGGGTTAATCATATTTGGATTAACAATACCAGAACCACCTTGAATCATG